AGAATGCGTTTCCGTTTTGATACCGGCAGAGCGAGAGCAATAGTTGTCCCCCTTCGGAGTGCCTGGAGCAATGGTATAGCCCGATGCCCCGAACTGAACGGTCTTCCCGTCCTTGGTGGCCGTGTATTTCTTTCCTTTTGCGGATGACTTGGTTATCATCCATCCTCTGAACTCTGGCATAGCGTTAGACTTTGGTTTTGCCCTTTGCGATTCCGTCCAAGTCTCTGACCTTATCCGCAGCCATCTTCTTGACTTGCTGCATTAACTTGGGGTTCTTCTGAATCTCAACGGCTCTTTGAAGCGTTGACATTGCGCTTTCAATCTCCCATTTGTCCATCTCTGAACGAACGGCTTTTGATGGGGACGATTTCTTGGTGGTTGTTTTTTTGATAGGCATAGCGTTTATTTTAAGCGTTTGATAATCATATCGTGCGGAGCAGGAGGCACACCGCCAAAGTACGCAGGAAGCGTGTAGGTGATGAGCGGTATGCGAACCTTGAAGGTCGTGGACACATCGTTAATCCATACCGAAGCGTTGTTGCCTTGGTTGGATATTAAGCACCTGACCTTCTGCCCGAACTGAACCTGGCAGAGGTAGCGTATCTCCCGAACGCCATTCACATACGAGGTGGCGTACATCTTGATGTATTGCCCTTGCTCGTGAGGCATCCAACATACCCTTACCGAATTTCGCTTGTGGTATGGAAATCCAGACACGCCCCAAAGCTTGTTGATGCCATAGCCTTCCAATCCTGTTTGCTTGTAAAGGCAAGACTCCGTGAACTCGTATTCCCTCCGCCATACCGTGCCTATTGTTGGGAGCATCGGGTCGTTCTCGGCCCAATTCTTTCCTTCCTTGATGACTATTCGTTTCATAGGCTCAAAATTAGTGGTTATTCGGTGAAATAGCTGTCTATGATGGCCTTGGCCGAATCAAAGGAGTTGGCCGTGCAAGCGAGATAGCCCTTCTTCAAGAGCCGCTGAATCATCTCCCATTGCTCGGCAAAATGCTCCGTTGCCGGTTGGCCATTCTTCTTGAAGAACCGCACCCCTGGCCGCTTCAGCTCAATGAACAAGCCGTGATACCCTTTCCTTGGCTCAAAGATGAGCAGGTCTGGTATCGCTCTTGACGAGCGGAGTTTAGCGGTCTTCACGGCAAGGCCCATTGGCAATCGTATGCCCGATAGGTCAGAAGTGAATATCGCTTGTGGGTAATTGAGTCGGATGTAGAGGCATAGGCTCTTTTGGAGGTCGTATTCGGATTGTACGGGAACCTTTGGGCTTGGGCATTTCTTCATTCTTTGTTAGGTTGTTGTCGTTGTGTATCGTTTGCCAAAGACATTCCTCACCCGGTGAGAGAAAGGCTTAGAGCCTTTCTTCTCGTCCGAGATGATTAGAGCGATAACAAACACGAGCGACACGAACACGAAGATGAAGCCGAATGTTATCCAAAGCGGAGCGAAGCACCACATCCAGGTCAGCCCCGAACTTGGCAACAACAACTTCACCACGCACAACACCGCTGAGAGCAATATCGGCCATTTTGCGAATACCCCCATTAGAACGGCATATCGTCTTTAGGAGCAGGAGCAGCCGCTTGAGCCGAATTGGGCTTCCAGGTGTTCAACTCAGCATTGTGGGTGCCATACTTGTCGGCTTCACGCTTCGGCCAACAGGCGATACGGACATAGCCCTTTTCGTCCCGATGCTCTTGGAGGAAGGCGATGAACTGATCCACATTGCAAGACATCTCAAACAACTCCTTTCCAGAGATGATTTTCTTGTTAATGTAAATCCCCTTTGCGTACACTTTTTGATTTGATTGGTTTGACATTTTTTACGATTTTATGGTGTGGTTTTTGTTTGCGGTACCCTCTTTCTTCAACTCGTCTATACCTATGGGAGTACCATTCAGAGGCAGAGACCGTGTAATTCTTGGGATGCGAATATGCATCATAGCCCTCCTGATAAGCACTCACGAGGTGCTTGGTTTCAGTTTCCTTCATCTTCATCACTCGCTTGACAACATCTTGCTTGGTGACCAAAGGGGGCAGCGTGGATAGCCAATCCAACAATAGCTCTATCGGGGTTGATTTTCTTCGGAATCTCATTCTATGGAAGTCACTTTGATAACGACAGCCGACTCATACTCATCCATATTTAACATCGGCTTTATTCTGTCTTGCAACATTTGGTTCGCTATTTGAGCGGTTTCCCAGGGGCCAAAATACAACTCTGGCTCGGCCTTGAATTTCAGCAAGACAACATACTTGCTTTGGTCTTTTTTTATCTTGACGGACTGCTGGTCTTCAATCGCCTGGGTGATGGCTTGGACATCTCGTTCCGTGCCTCGGTAATCGGTCATAATATCCCTCTCAACCGCCCGAATTGAATGGATGATGGTGGAATGGTCTTGATTGAAGTATTGCCTTCCAATCGCAAGCTTAGGGATGTTGGTGTACTTGCGAATCATATAGCAGGCCACTTGCCTTGCGTGAACGACATCCCACAAACGGGTCTTGCTGAACAACTTGTCCTTGTGGATTCCGTAGTAATCCGATACAATGCCGATAATGTCTTCAGCCATTGTGTGTTCAATCTTTCCTATCATTTGTTCTTAGGTTTTTTGTTGTCGGTGGTTTTTGCGATCACATCAACGAGAGAACCGCAATAGGGGCAATACGGACCGCCCTTGATGTCTATTTGTGCCTGGGTCACATCGTGTTGTATCAGGCCGTGCTTGTCGCATTTTCCAACGTATTTCATAGTTCCTTCATTAAGTTCTCAACATACTGAATCCGTTGACCTATCCACCGCATGACCGGTACGGCCATTGAGTTACCGCAAGCCTTGTATCGTGGCCCATCAGGGCATTGGTCGGCTTCCTTGTTTCGGTAGGGAATCTTTGTCCAATCATCGGGGAATCCCTGCAAGCGTTCGCATTCCTTGGGGGTCAGCCTTCGGATAGCCATTGAGTGCATAACCTTTGGCCCCGAAGTATTTGTTCCTCCAACCGCCTCGGTTATTGTCGCACTTGTTTGCCCATCAATGGATTGATTGTAAACATCCACGGCCATCGGTTGCAACACGGCTCCAATATGGTCGGTGTCGGATTGCGAGCGAATGGTTTGCGTGGTGTGGTCGTTGGTGGTGTAATTGTAAATGTCCACGGCTATCGGTTGCTGAACCAATGGCGTATTGCCTCCTCCCATCCCATAATTTGCACTCACGGTATCAGCGACATCCTTTGGGCCTTTAACTCTTGAGTCTTGAGGATGCGATTCGTAGTAAAGAGGTTGGGCAACAAATTGCTGAGTACCACCTTCTCCTCCTCTTACAAGCGTTCCAAATTGGTTTGTCCTTGCGTTACATTCAGCGTCTATGCTTATCGGTTGGGCAACGGCTAATTGATTATCTCCCGGCTCTGACCTTAATGTTGGAGATGTGCCATTATCCGAATACCCATACCCAAGCCTTTGCATCTTGCCCGGTTCAAAGGCTATCGGTTGGGCAACTGCGTGTGGCCTAATAGCAAGACCCCTACCATCTTCTAAATCTTGATTACCTAAGCCTTTATAGTCTCTTGCCATTATTGTACCAATGGTTTCCTCTCCGTTAGGACTTATCCATTTGCCTTCCGATTGGTCAATGATAGTTGGAGCATAAACCATATTTCCGGTTTCGTTTGAACCGCTTGGGCCTCCATATCCGGTTTTCCATTTGCTTGTAACGGTGGGGCTTAAATTGCCTCCTACGCAACTCACATCGCCTGCCTCTCCAACGCTTCCTTGAGCATAGGTGGCAGCTTCTTCCCTCTTTTTTCTGCTCGGTTTAATATTCCCTTGCAGGCTTTCTCGCTCAAATAGAACCGCTGCGGCAACTCTCCAGTCTCCAAGGTATCCGACAACAAACACTCTTCTGCGTCTTTGTGCCACTCCGAAGTATTGAGCGTCAAGAACTCTGTATGCGAACCCATACCCGAGTTCGCCCAACGCCCCGAGGAAGGTGCCAAAATCCCTTCCTCCGTTACTTGACAACACGCCGGGGACATTTTCCCAGACAATCCATTTGGGCTTTTTAGCGTCAGCCAATGCGAGAAATGTGAGCATAAGGTTTCCTCGTGGGTCAGCAAGTCCTTTGCGAAGTCCTGCAACTGAGAAGGATTGGCAAGGGGTTCCTCCGACCAGAAGGTCAATTGATCGTTCATTGAATGTTGGGTTTTGGGTTAGTTGAGTCATATCCCCAAGGTTGGGGACATCGGGAAAGCGGTGTTTCAAGACCTCGGAAGGGAATTGCTCAATCTCTGAGAACCATTGCGGTTCCCATCCAAGGTGGTGCCAAGCGACTGAGGCTGCCTCAATGCCTGAACAAACGGATCCGTATTTCATCAGAATGGTGCTTTTAGGGTTTGAATCTTCTCCTCAAAGGTAGGAATGTTTCCATTAAAATCCAACACTTTTGTGTATTGAAGTTTAATTTTCCCCATAGCGGTGCCAATCTTCCCATTCCGATTCTTCCTCACAAGGATTTCAAGGAGGTCAATGAGTTCTTGCTTTTGGGGGTCGTGGTCTTCCATATACTCAGAAGGACGATACACGAACATAATCTTATCGGCATCAAATTCAAGTTGACCCGTTTCACGCAGGTCGCTCGGTTTGGGACGCTTGGAGTCCCTCTGCTCCACGCCCCTGGACAACGATGACACCACACAAATCCAAATGTTGAGCCTCTTGCAGATGGTCTTGATGTACTTGGAGATGTTGGTCACTTGCTCAATTCGGGGCTTGCCTCGGTCTTCTGGTAGCGGAGAAATCAGTTGGAGGTAATCAATGTATGCCCCTTCAATCTTGTGCTTCTTGATGAGTTTTATCAACTCCAATTCCATCCGCTGAGGGTCAATGCCGGGGACATCCACAACGTGCAACGGTGCGCCTTTGACCTTATCAATGTGCTGAGAGATGGCCAAGAAGTCCTGACCATTCATCCGCTCCTTGATGTCCAAGAAGACCTCTCCATCCACCTCGGCAAGGTTGGAAACCAATCGGGTCATCAGCTGCTCCGTGGACATCTCCAAGGTGAAGAAGGCCACAGGCTTTTTGTTCATTGCTTGGTTGAGAGCGTATTGCAGGGCCAAGGTTGTTTTGCCCATTGCTGGTCGGCCACCCAGGATGATGAACTCCGAAGGCTTGAAACCCGTTATCAGGCTGTCGGTGTTGTGATGGAAGGTTCGGGTGATGCT